GACGTGCGATTCCACGCAGATTGCGAGTCAGTCGCCCTGCGTCATCGTCAACACGCCTGCATCGTGCAGACGTTGCAAAAACTGTTCGTCCGTTTCTGTGTTGTCAGGCACGGCAATGCGTCCACGTTTCGCCAACACGGCACGCAACTCAGGCAACGTTGACGGATTCCAACCATGCAACAACTGTTCCAATGCCTCAGTTGCCGAGTTGGCAACCTGTTTGTCACCATCAATCCATTCCAACATGACTGTCATACCTTCCACCATTCTTGTCCCCAAACATCGGCAGGGTGTTTGCCGAGATTCTTGATTGCTATTCGGTCTGCTCGTGCGTAATGCAAACCAGTTTCAATGTCGCCGTTGCGCCACTTTTGCAACGTGCCTGCGTTGACACCGAGAAACGCCGCCGCCTCACGGCACGGCATGTCCTCAGTGATGCGGAGAAGTGGCAGAGGACTCAGGCGATTCGGTCGTTCTCTCGCCGTACCAAGCGACTCTGATGCGTTTGCCACCGTCCACGGGTTGTGTACTGAGGGCAGTAGTTCGGGTTGGTCGTCCACGTTCATCAACGGACTCCATTTCGTATTGCCAAGCCCAAACCATGCGCCTCTTCATGTCACGAAAGTGGCTCGTTGTTCGGGTCGTTGTTCGGGTACGCAATCGCCATCAGAAGTGACCCACGTTCCACGTCAAGTGCCGCCTCAATGGCAACAATGTCGTCAATGCCTGGGGTGACCTTGCCACATTCCCATGCACTGATGAGTGGCTGTGATGCACTCATCAACACAGCGAGTTTGTTTTGGCTTACGCCTTCAATCGCTCGTGCATGTTTGATGACTTCTGCCGCCGTCATGCGTAGGTCTTTTCTGTTTTTCCTTGCGCTCATCGCTGCTCTCCTTGGTTTCCTTTTTGGATTCCGTCGCCCACATTAGCAGGCAGACTGGTACTCGTGGTGTTTCTATCCGTTGCTTCCTCTGCCACTTGTGGCACGCCAGTTGTTGATGCCGCCACCTTTTGTGTAGAGATAGTGCGCCACTGCCACATTGCATCTTGGTATCAGCAACACTGATAGGTCGCCTCTTTTCGCCTTGCACACCTGCGCCGTCACAGTGACCCACGATGAGTTGATTTGAAGCAACCCGTTGTCGTATGACTTCACCGCCTTACAGCGACGGTAGGTGACGGCTGGTGACAGTTTGCAGTCACGGTGTGACATGCCCGTGTGATAGTTCCAGCCAATCGCCTTCGGTTGGCATCGGCTTTCCCGATACATGATGGCGGAGAACTCTGCCACAGGCAGTTTGTACTCTCTGAGCAATGCCTCGTACTTTGGGCAACGTCCAACCACTGTTTGTGCGTCGGCGTTTTTGACACTGAATGTCAATGCGATTGCGTACACAATCAATGCAACAATCAAGATTCGTTTTGTTTGTTTCGGGAACATTTGCCTACCTCTGGGTCAACTTTGTTCAATGAGCAGAGAGACAAAAAAATGTCAATCGTTTCCTGTCTCACATTGCCCCACGCATCAATGGCTTCGTATTTGACCTCGCTTAGTGTGCGTCCTGTATGGAATAACGCCGCCCCAAGTGATGCGTTTTGTTGTTGTCTCAAATCATACTTGGGCAGTTCTTGTTTCTCATTCATAATGGCTTTGGTTCTTGCTCGGGTTTTGGGGGTACCCGTCTCATCACCAGTGAGTAGGGGTATCCCTAGTTTTTTGGCTACCCCTTGATAACCCTGTGGATAACTCATCACTGTGTAGGTGTTGCTTGACCAATCACCTGCCGCATTTTTTCGTGGACGCACCTTCAATGCGCCATGCTCAACAAGTTCCTTGATGCACCTGTCCACCGTCTGAACACTCGTGCGTGCCTTCATTGCAAGCGTTTTCCTTGATGGAAAGCACTCGCCTGTTGTGTTGTCTGCGAAACGTCGCAACACGCAATACAACCTCACTGCGTTGGCAGAAATGGGCAGATACAGCACCCATTCAGGCAACACGGCAAAGTAGAGTTGAGCATTGACGGACGTTCCCCCATCTTCGTTTGTCATTGACACCCTTTCTGTGTCTCGGTAAGTGGCTCGCCTATGGCTGTCTCCGTGGGCGAGCCACTTTACTGTCCGAACAGTTGCGCAAACGCCGACAATCGCATGACGACCAAACCATCGCTGGTTCCGTCAGGCATGGCAATCAATGCGAATGGGCGTGCATCACCAATCGGACGATGTTGTTCTGATTGTTCCTCTGCCGCATAAAACTTTGTGGCAACTGGTTTGACCTGTGCGCCTGCCTTGACCTCAACACGCAAGTCACCACCCCAAAGTTCCTCGTGACGTGTGTTTGCACCGCCAATGCCCAACGTCTTTCGTGCCTTGCGTGCTTTCGCATCACCTTTGGCACGGTTGCGTTGACCCATACAACGTTTGCATTTGCACCCACGAATGTGACCCTCAGGCTTTTTGCGTGCAGTACCAAACAGACCGCACCCACAGGCACAATCAGTTTTGTTTTTGAGAAATGATGTTGTGGTCATGTTCATTGAGCATAGACACAATGTTGGTCACTGCTTGTTGCATGCCCGTTGACCAGCCATTTTCAACGGCTTCACGGCAAGTGTTCAACAGTTCTGTCATCAACTCGTTGCGTCGGCTGTTCCGTGTGCGTGCAGGCTCGTCGTACCGTTCGTCCTCGGAGAACCAATCACGGTACATGGCATGCACATACGGGTGGCATCTGTCTCGCTGTGTGCGCAACATGAACACTGCGCCAAGAGCGTGCATGTTTGACAATGCCCCCGACACCTTGCCGTGATGCAAACCCAATGCTTCACCCAACTCTTTCCACGTCATGCCTTCCGCACCTGCGGTGGCGAGACGGACACGGATTGCTTTCTGCCGTGCCGATAACTCGCCGTCCTGCACTTCACGGATTGCCCGTTCACGGCTCGCAGGACGAGCCACAAACCCTGCCGTGTCGTTGTATGCAGTCCACAAATCGGGCTGTTGTTCATTCATTGTCTGTCTCCTTTTGTTCCAACGCCAACAATCGTCGGCACAAGTCATCAAAAAACATGTGTGTTGGCGTGATGCAATCTTGATACGGAATCCGATTCAGCGCACCGTATTTCTGCCTCAAAACCTCGAGCGCATCTGCCATTTCTTCCACCGTGTTCGGTGTAGTTTTCGGCAGTTTTGCCACAGGCTGATAGTCAGATGAGAAAACTTCCCACACGTCAATGTCCTCATCATCAGCCATGTCGTGCCTCAATCGGTGGTGACCATGTATCCCATGTGTCCTTTCGGCGTGCAACAGAACACGTTGCCACTCCGTCCTCGTCCACAAAGAGTTGGATTAGCAGTTGATACCCCCACGCATGTTCAACCACCAATGGGTTGTATCCCGTTTTGAGTTGTTGTGCCATCACTTCCATACTCGGTTCTCCATGCACTCGGCACACAGCCAACCGATTGATTGTGACCACTCCAAATCTGCCGACGAATCAACGTCACGTCCACAGTGGTCGCACTCTGTGTGTTCTGTCTTGGTCTTTTCTCCCATCTCGGCAAGAACAACGCCCATTTCGTTGACGAGTTCAATCCGCCCGTTTGCCCACGGCTCACGATTCGGATACGCCAACGACATGACACGCCACGCCGCAACGCCCAACGCATCACGGTCATTTTCCGCCTCAAACGAATGAATCCGTTTGGTCTTGCCCAATGTTCCAATCAACTGAAAACGCCGCATCATGCACCTTCCTTTTCCACATACGCTCTGCCGTTGTCGTCCCACACCAATGTTCCTGAGCCACGTTTCAACATCAACAGGTCATTGATGACGGATTTGGCTTCGTCCATCGTCAGTGTGTGTGGGTCTTTGCCACACAAGTCTTTGAGCAAGTCTGCGTCAGCATCAATCTGCGTAATCAGGTCATTCATCAACTTCAACTGTGGTTCACTGACAACACCAACTGGCTTCGGTGTATCGCCGTCAGCCTTTTTGCGTGCCATGCTTCCAAGTTCTGCACGCTTCGGCTTGTCGTCCGCCTTGGGTGTGGACTTCTGCACAGGCTTGGCAGGCGCAGGCGAACGTTCGTAACTCTGTGCATCAGGGTCAATGTCGGTTGTTGGCAGGCACAACGTCTGCAACAGTGCGATACGAAACGCCACACTCATCGCCTTTGCTGTTGCCTTGTCGCCACTGTCCATTGATTCGGCGGCGACTGTCGCACTGACGTTGGAACCATCAGGTGCGTGGAACGTGTAGGTCACATTCACACGGACTGATGCCATGCGTGACCTGTTCTGCCCCACTTCCACTGTCTCGTAGTCAATGCTGTTCAGCGTCGGCACAACGACGATGCCGTGCTTGCGGAAGGCTGGTGACGTGGCGTTGACCACGGCATCAATGCCTCGGAAGTCAAAGTTTTGGTGTGTGTTGCGTCCGTCTTTGCCAACGGCACCAACATCGTCCATGACTTTGTTGAGTCGGGTGATTATCTCACTCATTCTGTTTCTGTCTCCTTGTTTTGGATTGGGATTACTTGCCAACTGGACACCATTTCCACATAGTGCTGTGGCACGTCATAGTCATCGCCGTCATACTCGCCAGCGTTGTCAAGACAACCGACGAGAACGCAGTTGCCGACAAGTGACACGTTGAACAACAACGATGCACGGACGTTGTACGGAAGATGCAACAACAGCCCTTCGTCGTGGACGTATCCAACAACGTCACGCAGACGCACAACATCAAAGTGTCCACCAACATGTTCGTTGATGATGACGTGTGCTGATTCGTCGGGCAGGTTCAGAGGGTAACAATCACCCACTGGCGGTATCACGAACGCTGTTGCCATCACTTGACCGTCCGCAACACTCGGTACGCCGACTGTGTGGTGAACTGCGCCTGCAACTCGGGGTACGCATCAGCAAATGCCTTCGTGTCAAACCGCTTGGTGGTCTGTGTCTTGAATGACAGAACACGTTGTCCAGCAACCGTGCCAAACTCTGCATCACGCATCATGTTGGCGAGTTCGTCCTTCACAGCCTTTTCTTTTGCTTCCAAATCCTTCAATGCGTCCTTGATTGCACTCCATTCTTCAATCTTTGCGAGTGCAGTTGGGGTCAGTTCCGTTTCGCCTTCTGCTTTGGGGAACAACGCCGACACCTGCGGTGCGGTCAACGTAATGTCGTCGGGCAATCTTTCTTCATCAATCGCCTGACAAAACGCCTCAACATGGCGTGTCATCGCCTCAATCATCTCGTCATGTCGGTTCACAACGGTCATTCCGAGGCGCATTGCACGGTCAAGAACCACGAAATGGACTGCATCGGTTTCGGTGCAGAACATCTGTGCTTGTGCTTGCCAAAACCATGCGTCGGGCAACTGCTGTCCGTGTGACCAATAGTTGTTCGTCTTGGCTTCAACAATCAATGTTGGTGTCAATACGCCCTGTGCATCAAGAGTGCTGATGATGCGGTCATTTCGGAACATCACGTCAGGCGTGTGGAGAGGTTCGTTCAGTTCCTCTGATGCGTATTGAATCAGTGCTGGTTCAAGCACGTTTCCACGGCGCATCGCCTCGTTGGGTGCAACCACTTCGGGCGGAAGCAGTTTGCGCACTGCGAGGTCAGCAATCGTTTCGTATTGGTTTGCACCGACGATTGTGGAGACTTCGCTTGCACCGACGATGCAACGTCCGTTGTTGTCACGGTGGCGCACCTGCAACCATTCAAGACTGCCGTGCGTTGGTTTGGTTATCTGTGTTGTACTCATGATGTTGATAGTACAACAGGGGTGTAGCAAGGTTCCTGATGCTTACAAATCAGGCAAGTTGGTGCAGTGGCACGGCAGAGTGGCAGCGAACACGACTGCCGTGCCACTACTTCGTGAAGTCACCTCTGGCGTGGTCGCCAATGTGACCGTCAATCTTTGTCTCAATGCGTTTCATGCCTTCAACAACCACATTGTGGTCGTGTTTGTTTTCCTGCCTGCCACGTTGAATCAGAGCGGCGAGAACCACACCAACACAACCAATCAAGGCAACGGCAATCGTTTCCATCACGCCACAGGTTGTTTGTACGGCGGCACAGCATCGCCGTCGCAATACTGCCAGTGCCACGCCTCAAACTCTGGTGACTTGGCGTTGTCGGTCTGCAAGTAGAACCCGAAACGTGGCGCATTTTCCAGCATCCACGGGTATGCCTTTTTGGTTCCGCCGAGCGCAACAATCTCACCGTTTTTGCCTTCTGCGGCGAGGTCAATGGCAAGTCCCCAACCGTGGTTGCTTCCTTTTGCGCCAGTCGGGTCGGGTGCGGCAGATGGTGCTTTGCCCTTCTTCAAGTACCACGTTTTGCCTTCGTAGGTGCGTGTCACTTGCGGCTTGCGTCCGTCATCTTTCAATGAGTAGCGGTCATTGAACATGTCCACTTGTGCCTCAAATGAGCGATAGTCACCGATGTTGCGCAGTGTGATTCCGTTTGCCTTTGCCTCGTCATACATGGCATTGAACGCTTCGGCGGCGACCTTCAACATCTTGCCGCCACACTTGACGGGGGCAAGTAGAGACTTGTCCAAACGTCCGTTGATTTGTCCTTTCAAGACAGAAGGCAAAACCAACTTTTTGTATGGGAGTTTCGGTGTCTTTCCGACTTTCATGCTGTTTCCTCGCTGTTGTTTTGTTTGACGGCAGGTGTGCCACCAAAAATCTGTGCAAGTTCTGCCTTGTCCACCACGCCATCGTTGGCGTATGCCCGTGCCAGTTTCTCACCGACTTGTGCGGCGGCGGCAATACCTGCCAACACTGCCGCTTTCCACACTGGAATGTCCCCGAGTACAGATGCGCCGCCAATGATGCCCATTGCGCTGTATCCGAACACGGCAAACACTCTCAAAAAAATCTGCTTCACTCGTCGTCTCCTTTGATTGCTATTGCTACAAGGTTCACTGCCAGCCCAATAACACTGATGATGATGCCGAGCCTGCGAGTTGAACCAGTCAACGTGATGAGAACAAGCCCTGTGCCTGCCAACGTCCACGCCAGACCTGTCACCTCGTCAAGCCACTTTTTCACGAGGCACATTCTTACCGATGCTGTGTGAATGACATTGCATCATCGTGACTTTCGTGTTGGTGTTGGCACGGCAGACAACGCCGCACTCACTGCAATCACAACACGCCGTGTTGACACAGGCACATTGCTTCCGAGTGGCACATACGAATCAACTGCACCACTGAACACGTTGACCTGTTGCTCAAATGCTTCACGCACTTCTTGCGGTGCGTCTTGCACTGCCGCCACCAAAACTTCCAACTCCGTTTCGTTGAGTTCGTCAATCTGCAATGCGGCGAATACTGCCTGTGCCTGCTCGTTGTCAAGCACTTCCAATGACTCTCCATCAAGGACGATTGTTTTTGCTTCGTCATCTGACACGCCCCCTGCCAGAGCCGTCAGGACGGCTTCTGTTGCGTTTGACCCGTCTTGGGGTGTCTGTGTCTGAATCGTGGTGGTTGTCGCAACAGGCGCAATCGTGGTGGGTGTTTCTGTCGTTGTCGTCGTCACATTGGGTGTCACACTGCTCGGAACAACAACAGTTGACGTAGTTGTGCCTGCTACGCTGGTTGACGTGGAAGAAATAACAGTGTTGTCAATCGTTGCGGTTGGTTGTGTACTGCTCGGCATCGCCGTGCTGACGCTCGGTTGGTAATCGGTTGTCGTTGTTGCCACGGTCGTCGTCGTTTGGACGGACGTTGTTTCTGTACTCGTTGGCATGGGTTCTGTTGTTGTTGACTGCTCAACTGGTTGAGTGGTTGGCACAACTTGCACAGTGGTTGTTGTTTGGATTGTGGTGGTCACTGGCAGTGTGGTTGTGGTACTCGTTGTGCTGGTTGTTGATACAGGCTGTGTTGTGAACGCCGACGCAGGAACAATCTCCCACACACCGTCCACAAGCCACCACAACTGCACCCACGCACCGCCACCGTTCTCATAGAACCACAACGTGAACGGCTGTGACACGCCTGCCTCAAACATCACAGGCGCAGACACAGAACCGCCACCGCCCTTGTCGTACCAATCGTCCGTCACCTGCACGTCATTCACAAACAATCGTGTGCCGTCATCGGCTGGTGCGTAGAACTGCACCGCCCCCGTTGTCTCACGAGTCAGATGACCTTCGTACTTGACAACAAAATCCTCACGCAAACCAAACAACGGTTGTGAATCAAAGTTGTTGACGATGTTTTCCTGCGTGACAATGCCGGCAATCAACGTTGTTGGTGGCAACGGTGGTGCATTGTTGTATTCATTCCACGGTGTGCGATTGTCCCACACGGTGACGGTCACGCCACTTGTGTTCTGTTGTGCCTCAACAGTTGTTGAGTAGAGAGCCAAAATCGCTGCTGGCAGAAACACCAGCCAACGCATCACAAACTGTTTCTGTACCCATACACACGAATGATTCCACCTGTCATGTTTCCGCCTGTGGACGTGATTGTGAATCCAGTGTGTTGTGTCAATGCAGCATGTTCACCAGTGAAAGTGGAATAGCCGATGTTGGTGAGGTTGAATGACCACTTGGAACTGATGTTGGTATTTCGTGCCAAGTTTGGCATGAATACGTCACAATCAAGTTGTGTGTATGACGTTGTTGCCAATCCTGCATACAACCATGCCGAGCCATTATTGATTCCAATACCAATTGGTGTTCCTGCCCCATAACTTGCGCCATACAAACTGCCGTAATAGCCCGTGTTTGCTGAGCCAAGGGTCAATGAGAGATACAAACTGGTATTGGCAACACCACCTGTGTACACAATGCGATAGTCCTGATACGTGGAACTAAATGCATTACCGATAGTAACGCTTGTTTGCGCTGAACCTACTGTGACAACACCATTTGCGGCAGTGCCACCTGATGAACATGTAATTCCTGTAACAAGTTCAACCGCTGGTGGATTGGTTGAGTTGACAACATTGACCCATGCACTGCCGTTGTATGACTGCAACGTGTTCGTGTCGTCCAGATAGCAGAACATGCCTTCCGCCAACAGTGGTTCGCCAACACCACCAAACGCCGCATCACGAGTCGCTGAGTTAGCGAAACGCATGATGACTTGGTCTTGCAAATAAGTGTTGACCTGTGCGGCGGTGAGAATACTGCCATCAGTAAAGAGTTTGATGCCTGCGCCAGCCATTACTCACCGTCCGTTTCTGTTTGCCATTCTTGCGGCTCGTTACCTTCGGCAAGCCATTCCGCATACTGTCTGCTGATGGCGTTGTCCACTGTTGGGTCAAAATGAAACGAGGCATCGTCGCTTACAGCAATAACATCTGTTTGTTTGGTAAAGAACATCATGAGAGTTCAGCGTCCTGAATCAGAGTGGTGCTTCCACTCACGGAGTACCATACACTCTGGTTTGCCGCACTAACACCGCTATTGACTGTTGAAACGAGTATCAACCAACTGTCACCACGGTCATAGACGCTTGGATAAGCAGGTGTGTTGACGTATGACACGGAACCACTCAATGATGCCGAGTTAGGTCTTGCTCTCATTGTGACAGGCATAGGAATCAAATAATAGAATGGGGTGCTCGCTGGTTGATACACGGACACATACAAATCGCCATTGTTTTTGCTCACCCATTTCCAGTAATACCGTTGACATTCAGCCAACTCTTGTTGATAACTCTTGAACTGGAATGGTGTTGCCACACTTCCAATAGTCATCTGAATACCAGTCATCTGCCAATAGTTATTGACATCAGAGGCGAGATTGACTTGACCAACAGCACGATTGGCATTATTCAATGATGCCCAAGATGTTGCCAACGTGCCGCTGGTAAACGTACTTCCTGCGGCTAACCACCAGTTGATTTCCATACTGAGATTGCTGTCATTATCCAACACACCTGTTGTATCAGCAGTGAACGTCACCGTTTTGTATTCCCACGTGCCAGTGGCATTGATTACATAAGCACGAGAAATAGACCTGTTGTTATCGGCATCAAATAACTCACAAATGTAAGTGCCTGACTTATTGGACTTGACCCAAAATGAAACAGTTAGAGGTTGTGCTGATGCGGTGCCTTTCCTTATGGCTTGAAGGTCTTGACCTTCCATTTTCTGATTGATGCCAATGAAGTCGCCTGCGGCTGGTGAGGCATCAGCCGTTGTGCAAGTCATCTTGAATGACCTGCGAAAACCTTGACCAGACGGAACATCAGTGTCGGGTGTTTGTGTCCATGTGCCGAGAGTATTGATAAACGAGTTCCATCTGTCTGCGGTGAAGTAACCACTTGATGTAATGCTTGTGACAGCAGATGTTGAACGCTGACAGACTTGTATTGCGCCGTTGTACAACAGGTTGCGTGCCGCCGCCCCTGTGGAAAGAATGTCGTCCACCTTCTCGGCGATACTCTCCATTGCCGTTGCGCCGTCAGTAACAAAATCCGTTGGCTCTGGGTATGGAATGGCGTAGTTCGGTGTTGTTCCCATGATGCGTCCTTACAGGATTGTCCAGATGAGGTTAGTCCATGACAGACCATCTGCCACGTCGTTCCATGTGAGCGTCGGCGTGACCTCTTGCCATTCTTGGGTGAAACCAACGGGCGAGAAATACAACTCCACGGTGTGACCGCTTGGTGTCAGGCGATGCTCAATGCCTTCCACATACAGATTTTTTTGGACGATTGATGGTGTGCCGTATTTGTAGGACTTGGTGACGCTGACGAATGAGCCGATTTCCAACTGTGAGACGGTGATGCGTTGCGCATTGGTCAAACGTGCCATGTTGACCGTCAATGCCGTGTACCAAAAGTTTGGCTCAGGGCGTATCAGGTAGTCCGCCAACAGTTCTGCGTCCTCGTCAGTGGCGAGCAGTGATTGCACGACGATTGATTGCACGCCATAGTTGTCTTGCGATGTTGTGTCCGTGGTGGTTTGCGGCGTTGGTGTTGGTTCGGTTGGTGTCGGTTCAACCTCAACAGTCACGTCATTGATGATGCTGATTGGCGTGATGGAGAACGCTCTAACAACTGCGTCACTCATAGTTCACTTCCAATGTTTGGTACGGAATACCCACACCATCATCAGCAAATGCCGTTGACGGTGTTTCTGCTGTGGCTTTTGGTGTGCGTGCTTCCCACACCAATGAACCAGACCTGTTGACGTACAAACGTCCCTGTTCTGCGGTCTCAATCAGTTTGTTCAGATACGTCAACGCCGCCTGTGATGACACGGTCAGAGGCGACAGATTGGCTACGCCTTCGGCAATGATTGGCGCAGGGTCAATCGGGTATGCAATCTCTGGGCGTGCCAAGATTCGGTCAACTCTTGCCCCCGACTTCTCGGCAGGTGGAGTGAACTCGGTGATTGTCGTTGTGGACAGATTCAAGAATCCGTCAGCGGCAGAAACAGTCACCATGTTGTGGTCGTCCTGTGAAAACTCGGTGTCATAGGCAGTTATGAATCCGTAAAACAATGATTCGCCGTTGCGGCTGATTCGGACTTTCCTGCGTGGCTCAAACCCGAGTCGTCCACGTTCTGTGTTCCAATACGGCGATGCTTGATTGGCAACGCTGAACTTGTCCTCACCTTTCAGGTCATCAATCACGATTGTGCATGTGCCAGCACCGAACTGTGCGTCCGCACTGGAACGTCCACGTTTGATTGCCACACCAACAACGTATTGCGTCACGTCAAAGAATGTGGTTGTGCCACCAAGCACGGCAGGACCACCGAGTGTTGACGTGCCGAGGTACAAGGCATCTTGGAGAAACCCTGCGTCCAGTTCAACCTTGTATGTGCCGAGGTCTGCAAGACCGCCCATTACGCCACCACAATGTTCAACGCACCAGACCGCTTGTTGTATTTGCGCAACTCGGTCACGATGAGGTCAGGCAATGTTTCGTCGGCAATCTTGCTGTTGATGGTGATGTTGTACACGTCTCCGCCGCCAATCTGATTGTTCGGCACAATCTTGCCAGATGTTGACGGCACAAACATTTCACGTCCACGTTCACCGACAATGTACGGATAGCCAGCATCAACCATGCCACCAGCCGCCTTGTTGCCTTTCTTCTTCTTGGGTGCCTGTACGCCTGTTTGTTTCTGCGCACGCTTCACCTGTTGCGCCGTCAAACCTGTTCGTGCGGCACGCACTTCACGCTCGGCATCAGCCAAACGCAACTTGGCTTGTGCCTCACGGTCAACAGCCTCAGCCACAGCGTCAGCCTGTGATGCTTCGCTTTCTTTGGCAGAGTTCAACTCCGCAAGAGCGTCCTTGTACGCCGTTGAACCGACAGCCGCACCATTGATTGCCTCATTCAACGCCGTCTGAGCAATCGTGATGTTGTTGGTTGCGGTTATTTCGGCGTTCTTTGCCTCAGTCAAAGCGATTTCCGAAAGCGTCAACTCGTCCTGTGCCGCCTTTACTGCGGCAGGGTCAGCACCAGCCCGTGCAGTGGTCAACGCCTGTTCAGCCGCCGTCACGCCAGCAATAGCGTCACGCAACGCAATCTGTGCCTCAGCCACCGCACGAGGGTCATTGGCTCGTTGAGCGTCCTGCAATGCCTTCTCAGCATCAGCCTGACCAAACTTTGCCAACGTCACGTCATCTTCCAACTGTGCCAATGCGGCAGGGTCAGCCGCCTTCTGCATGTCGGTCAACTTCTGTCGTGCATCAATCACGCCCTGTTCGGCACGAGTCACGTCAATGGACGCACGCACTTGGTCACGCTTCGCCTGAGCCAAATCTGCCTCGGCTTTTCTGGCTTGGTCACTGCCTGCGCCGTATCCACGAACCACTTGGTCAAAGCGTTCCTGCGCACGGGTGACTTCCTCGGTTGCCTTCGTCAAGTCCAGTTTGGCTTTCGTGGTGTCTTTGACGGCAGAGTTGTACGAACGTTGGTCTGCGCCGTAACCCTTCAAGGCACTGGTGAACTCCTTGAACTTTTCCGCCGCTGTCTTGACCGTCTTACCAACTTTGGTTGTATCCGTGTCGGTGTTCTTCAAGTCGTCCAACAACTTTTGTAGTTCTGCGTCAAGAGGTGCAACACCTGTGGACTTGGCATTGCCGAGAGCATTAGTAACAGAGCCGAGAGCCGTTTGCGTTCGCACTGTTTCGGCACGCATGACACGCATCGTGTCCACAAGGCGCAAGAACTCCAAGATTTGTTCATCAGTAGCGTTTTTGAGTTGTGGCACTTCATTGCGTAGGTTGTACAACGCCACATTTTGTTTGGTTATGGCATCACTGCCTGAACGCACAATCTTGTCAATGCGCACACCAGTGTCCAGATACTTGCCTGCCGCCTGTTCCAATGCGAGCAAACCGCCTGCGCCTGTTTCAAGGTATTGCTCAAAGTCTTGAAGGTTGAAGTTGAACTTTGTGAGCGTGTCAATGTTTTCCTTGAACGCTTCGTCCGACTTGTACAACTTCACCAACGCATCTGTTTGTGCCTCGCCTTCCAGTTTCAAGGCTTCCGCAAACTCCAACGTGCGGTCAGTGGCATCAGACTTCCTTTTGGAATAGATGCCATAGGCGAGAGCCGCCACACCAAGCAATGCCGTCACACCACCAGCCGCCATCAAGGCAACTTTGGTGGCATTGAGCGTGATGTTCAGAACTTCTGCGGCAATCTTCAATGCGCCAAGCACCGTTGTGTAGGTCACAGTGGCAACACGCAACGCACCAAACGCCAACGTGACACCAGCAACAATCTTGCCCAATGTGCCAAGCGACATGATTGCGCCGACACCTTTGCCAATCAGATACTCAATGCCTGCGCCAACGCCTTCCCTGCCGACAACTTGACCAAAGTTTTGGAACACAGGAATGACTTGGTCTTGCACGAAACGAGCGATGCTTGAAACCACAGGCAACAACATCGTTCCAAAATCTTCTGCAAGGTTGCCCAACGCTATTTGCATACGCTCAAAATCGCTTGCAGTTGCCGCCGCAGTGCCACCAACCTGTGACTCCACTTCCTGCAAAATGACTTTTTGCGCACCCAATGTGTCGTTGCTGTCAACCAGTTTCTTGATGAGTTCCTTTTGGTCCTCAGTGAAGTTGATTCCAGCACGACGCAGTGCGTTGATTCCTTTTACTGGGTCGGACAATGCTTTGCCGAGTTGCATTGCGGCGGCATCGGTTGAACCGAACACATTGCCCAAGTCCAACGACAGTTTGACGGCACGATTGAAAATGTCGTTGTTCTGTCCTGTCTGATTCTGAACCTGCTTGAACGTCAACAGCAAGTTGGCAGACTTTTGGATTAGTTCATCATCAACCGCCACCTGCTCGGACAATGTGCGTGACAGTGCGGATACTTCTTCGGCTGTTACACCAGCCGCACCACCTGTGGCGGCAATAATCGCCTCAGTTTGTGCCATGACTTTTGCTGATTCCACAGCGGCATCAACAAGTTTGGTGCCAATAACACCTGCAACAACCGAACCAACCGCACCGACTTTGGCAAATGCACCAGCAAACTTGCGTGCGCCAGAGTCCAGACTGCCCATGACCGACGCTGTTTTGGCACTGGCGCTGTCCAGTTTCTTGAAGTCTTTGATTGCCTTTGTGATGCCTTTGGAATCAAAGGTCGTAATGATGGGGACTGAAATAGCCACAACTAACCGCCAAACTGTCCGAGGGCGTTGCGTCCCTGCGTTTTCGTGAACGCACTTTGTTTCTCACGTCGCTCAATGCTTGTTTGCAACTGTGCGTTGATTGCCTTCTCCACCTTCTCCACAGCGTCTTTGATGTTTTTCTCCACAAGAGGAAGGT